AGTGTCAGAACTTGGTGAATTTGGTCGTTGTAATTCTTCAGCCATAAATTTTTAAATGGGGTTTTAATAATAATACCTATTTTTTACCATTTGGTTATATTTGACCAATATGCAGCAGACATTTTGCCTTTTGCTATGTTTTTAGCGTGTCTAGCTTTAAAGCTGCGTCTTTTTGCCTTATCTGACTCTGACTCGCCTTTTCTTGGTGGTTTTGTTTTTGCACCCTGCATTCCAAATCTAATTAATTTTATTTTATCGCCCTCTTTTGCCAAAACGACATGAGACTTTGTTGGATGTGATGGGGTTCTTTTAGCTTTATTAAAACCAGACAAACCAAATTTTTCTAATCTAGGGTCTTTGCTCATTTGCCTTTTTTACGCATTGCAATTCTATGTGCTTCAGTAAAAGTTTTTCCTGCCAGCATTTCTTTTGTCATTTCATCAATATGCTTTTTTGTGTGACCATGTGCTTTCTTGTGATCAGCTAAAGCCCTTTGTTGTCTTTTTGTAAGTTGTTTTTTCATTTGTTTTTCTTTTTAGCTTTTGCCAATATATCTGAATCAGCTTTCCTTGCACCTCCTTTTCCGCTTATAAAACTATTTACCCTGCCCATTGCCCACGCTGCCATTGGTACATTTCGAGATCCACTAGAAAGATAAGCCCCTTGACCCCTCCTATAAACAGCGGCTAATTGACCGTAAGAAAAGCGGCTCTTATCTGCTTTTTCTTTTAGTGTTTTTTTTGTTTTCTCGCTTAGTGGTTTTGCTTTTGGTGCCATCTTGTTTTGTCCTTGATTTTGATACAGCTTTTATATCAATAAATTCGCCACGCTTGTATGCAGCAGCAGTTTTTTTTATCTCAGCCGCTTTTGCACTTTTATTTTTTGCGCCACTTAAATACTTCTTCGCAACGCCTGTTTCCTTATCCTTCTGAACTTTCCTGAATTTCCTCTTTTGTGGCATCTGTTTTTTTAGATTTTTTTGCAGTGGTTTTTTTGCCCTTGCCTTCTGATAATCGTTGCAGTAAAGATTTTGCCATTATTTTTTACCACCCTTTTTTATTTTTTTTACTTTCTTTTTTTTTGTTGGTCCGTACATAAAAACAAAAGCAATTTATTTTATATTACTTCCTTTTACGTTTTTTAGCACTTGATAATGCGATAGCCTGTGCTTGTTTTAATGTCTTGCCCTCTTTCATTAACAAACGAATGTTTGCAGATATAGCCTTCTGTGATTTGCCTTTCTTAAGTGGCATCAGGATAAATGCTTTTCTATTAACTCAAAATCTTTTTCAGTATTAGCAGCAACCATCAAAGCTTCGATAGCTCTTCCAATATTTACTCTTTCCATTCCTTTTGCTTTATCTAATTCCAGCTTAATGAGTCTAGGAACATCTTTATTCCTAGGAAATTGGCCAATAAGTTCTAATACTTTGTCGTAACTCATATTTAAAGAGGAGCATCTAAAGCTGTAGATAGAGTTTCCTCTATCCATTTATAAGCATTAGGTGATGCTTTTTTTAATTCTACAGGGTCAAAGATATATTGCACAAATGTCTCTGCAAACTGCTCCATACCATTACTACCTCCATATTGACTAGGAATCCAATTAACACCTTTCATAGCTGGTCTGCCAGCAGCAAAATGGACTTGATGACCCATTTCATGTACATATGTTGTAAGCCATGATTCCTCTGTATATAATTTCATTTTTCTATCTAAAATATTTTTTGCTTTCGATAATTTAAGAGAATAAAGTTTTTCATCAACATTTCCTAATGGTTTATTATCTGCTGCTCTTTTAATACCTTCTTTTATAGATTCTCTTACTTTCTTTAAGTTAGTAATTTTTTTATGTGTTGATCTAAGTTTTAAATTTATGTGATTTGCACCTTGCATTGTATATCCACCACAATTTACTCCTTTCTTATTCATTGTTGCAAACATTTTAAAATAAATATCACCAAATCCAGAATCACGATCAAATCCATCTTCAAGGATAAAATCTATTTTTTGAAGCATACTTTTTGTTCTCTGTATATTGTTAAATTGAGATCCTCCTGTTAATGGGTCAATTATTGGTGCATTATCTTTAACACCCTTTAAACCTCTATTTTTTGCAAGCTGCATACTTTTTTTAAATTGTGGATTTTCTTTTAAAAATTTTAAATTTTCAGCTACTTTTTTATAATTACCCCTAACTTCTTCTCCTGTAGTCCAAGAACAAAAACATTGCCTTTGTTCTGTAAATTTTCTTAATTTTCTTGCATTAACACCAGCTAAACCTTCCATATTATCCATCAAATCAAATGTTGCATTTACATCTTTAGGCTGAATTTTTGATTTTGCAGATATACCTTGCAACTGTGCAATAGTTGGCTGTAATGGATCTCTTGCTTTTATTGCTTTAAGTTCTGCCTTTGCTTTTCTTTCAGCAGCCCTAGCAGCTTTAGCTATCTCCTCAATTTTATCTTGATTAGTGATAGTGATTGTTGGCTTAGTAACTGGCTTGGGCTTTGGTATCTTGATTGTTATATCACTAGGCTTACCATATTTTTTCTTTAATTGTTCCAGCGTCAGTTCTGTTCCATCACTTCTAATAACCTGCCTTAAAGCATCCTTACCTGATGATTTTTTTGCTAACCGATTAAAATATTTTGCTTTTTCAATGCCTAAAGTTTTTATTTGTAATTCTTTGTCTTGTTTAAACAGCCAATCACCATAAGAAACTTTCTGAGGTACTCGGCCAGTTTCGCTTGGTCTTGTTGTGATCTTTGTCTCAGGTGGAGGCGTTAAACCTAATCCCTCATAATCAACAACTGGAACAGTGGTGGACCTGCAATTAAAATGCTGTGGAGGTGTTGGCCCCTTATCATATCCAAATTTCTGTCCGTCTAATCTTTGACAGATTGAACTTGTTCTACTATCAAGCGTTGCCACATATTCATATTCTGGAGCAACATCACGATTAGCAGAATAAACACTTTGACTTGCTGCATTACTAACTTGATTGATTGATGTTCTAACAATCGTTTTAATTTGATGATTAGCAAGCTTTAATGGTTCATTTCCTGCTAAAGCAAAAGCTCTTGTTCCTTCTTTTGCGTATTCATTAAAATTCAAACGCCCCATTAATCGCCTTGCAATCTGCACATTCGTTTCACCTGACAAAACACCTTGCCTGATATGTCTTGCTAATGATTCTTGTTGTCTTGCTGCTATTCCTCGAAATGCTTTCTCTACAGTTTCACCATTTGGTAACGTCAAAAGTTCACCCCGTCTTGTTGTTAGTGCAAAATCTCCAGCCTTAAAATTTTTAAATTCTTCCTCTGGTCTTCCAAACAAGTTCAACCTTGTTGGATCTGTACTAACAACAGCATCACCAAAACCAGTGCTAACTGCAACGCTATTAATTGGAATATCCCCAGATGCTACGACTTTTTTTAATTCACCTTCGATAAATTCAGTTTGTAATACTGCTAACCCTTGAAGCTCTTTCTTAAATGCCCTAGCAGATTCACCTGACCATGTATTTAAACTATCTTTTGATTGTTTAATTATTGCCCTTAGCCTTTTTCTTGTTTCAGGAGCTACAGCGTTAATTGCTCCCTGCTGTCTAAATTCAATATCAATTAACTTCTTTGAAGCCGCAATAATTATATCGTTGTAAGCTCTTGCATATTTACCAGCAACCGAATTGCTATATCGGTTTAAATCAATAACCTCTCTATAAAACGCTTCTGGAGTTGACATTCATTAAGCCGCTTCGGTTGGGGCTGTATCCATCTCAATTAATCCGCCCGACTGCGTACTTTCCAACTCTTCCTCAACGTCAAAATCATCTGCTAATACTTCACCAGAGGAAAGTTGATCAAGCAATGTTTTCTGTGAAATAGTTCCAGCAGTATAAAGTTGCAACAAACTCTGGATTTCTTGCGGTTCTAATCTTGCACTAACGAAATCACGATTAACAAAACTACTTCCAGCGTTAGGCTCATTCAAATACATGGAATGAAACCGTAAACAGTTATCAACTAAATCCTGCATCTGTTGAGCTAAAACCATAAGAGTTGCATCACTTTGGCTTCTGTCAATTCGCTTGGCTTCTGCTGACTCACCTACCAACTTAGAGCCCATTACTGCCGCTAGTGAAAGAGTATTAATTTGCTTCTCAATATCGTTCAACCTTCTAAATTGACTATCGAAACTATCTCCAGAAGGACTTATATATTCTGCCCTTGATTCCTGCGGTAAACTTAACGCCTCACCTGGCCCTGCTGAAATCTCATCTGCACTAGCAGGGAAACCATAAAAAGCTAATAAAGGAACAGCCGAAACAGAAAGAATGTTATCAAGATCAGATTGAATTTGATAATGCTTTAAATTTAATTCTGCTATGTCATATAAAGGACTTCTAGATTCATAAGGGCCAACTCTATTTGCATAAGCAATAGAAAATGGAATCTCGTCCAAGCTCATGGTTCCAGAGTCATGGATATAAAAATCACCCTTATCTTTTTTTCTGTGAATTTCAAAACTACCAGGCTCTAAAACTCTGATTTGTTCAACTGTCTTTTCTCCATACTTTCCATCTGGTTCAACAACTCTTTCAAGCAATCTAAGTTGAGATAATTTCCTTACACCTTCTCTCATTTCTGTTCTCCATCCAAGAATATCTGAAGGTTGATATGTCACCCAATACGGTCTTGCCTTTTCTCCTTCTTTTGGTGCATCTACTAAAACACCAACATGACCAAAACTTATTGCTTGCCTTGCTGTTTGATAAAGCCAAACATTTAAATCATTGCCTTCAAGATCTACGTCAAATAATTGCTCTCGTACTAAATCAGAAACATCATCTAATCGAATGGGCTTTCTAACCAACATGCCCGATAACATTTTCTCAATTCGCTGCACAAATGGGACAACGGTTGATCTGCTGAGCCTGACATCATAGCTGTCATCTTGTTCTCTAGGTTGTTGCGGTAGATATTTTCTATGTTCACTTCTGATCTTATAAGTGCCTTCTCTAAGATCGGTAATCAATCCCCAAAAGTTTGCCATACGTTGATATGCAGCATTAGGGCTTGCAACCGTAGTTGCTGCAACGGTTGTTATAGGGTTGTAGATTCCGTCAAGAGTTCCGTACACTTTTTAGCCTCATAGTATCAAGCTTTTAGTAAATTCTAAAGCCTGTTCTTGCTCCTGCCTTACTGTAAATCATATTAAACTCACGATACACAAGATAACCTAAACAATCATTTAAGTGATCAAAATTATTTTGCTTATCTGGTAAACCTGTTTTCTCGTCATAACTTTGTAATTCCAAACTTTCAATCAATGTTCTGCAACGGGCATGAATCGCCATCCTGACCCGTCCTTTTGAGTTTTCCAAGAGTGCCTGTAGGGTTTGAACTCTGTCTTTGATCGGTGGGTTACTTTTAAGAGCCATTGAAATGAACCCATAACTTTCGAGTATTGATATGTCTGTCCTTGACGCATTAGTTGTATTTCTCGCTGCCCCAGATGCATCAGGATAAACATAAATCTTGTTTGTAGGATAGCGGCGTTTAATTTCTTTTGCTAGTGAATCAGTATCTAACTCTTTACATATTTCATCAAAGACATAAAGCTTATCACCTTCTTTTACCCCGATAACTGCGTTCATATTTCCTACATTAAAATCAACTCCACAGAGCAATGGTTCACCCTGAATAACAAAAGGTAATTTATCAATAACGTGCTTGGCCCTGCTGAATCTTGTATATACAGAGCCCGTATTTAAGTTGACGAAATTTCCGTTAAGGTATGCTTCAATTAAATTTTTATCGTAATTCAAATATAGATTTTCAATAAAATCAGGTGGTAAAAAAGGGTTATCAGTTGATTTAGCTTGTATTAATCTTGTGTCTTCTTTTGCTTCTTTCTTAAATGTTTTATGAGCAAAGCCAAAACCCTCTGGAGTTGTAGTAACAAAGAACTGCTGAATGTTCCCAGAACGTAAACGAGCGAGTGCCATATTCATGGCTTGTTCTGCCTCGTAACTTCCAACAGTATCTGCTTCGTCAAAACCAATTGAACATAAGTTTTGGCCCCTCAATCTTTGATAATTCAAAATGGTTCTAAACAAAATTGTATGGCTACCTTCCTTAAATTGAATTGTTAGCTCTGGCATTGGTGAGGCTCTATAAGTGAAAGGGATTTTCCACTCTTCCAACATCTCTAGCATTGACCTATGTAACACATCCCTCAACATTGTGTTTGTCGGTTCAAATAAAGCAGATACAAAGCCAATATTTTTTGCTGCAAGGATCACACTTTTAGCAATTAGTGCAACAGTTTTTCCTGCACCAAAG